CACTTTGGCAAGCCATGGCGATGCTAAGACTTTGTCCTCACTGATCATCGCATCGAGCGGCACGCCAAAATACCGGGCCAGGGCTACGGCCTTGTCGAGATTTGGGCTATGCGTCCCGCTTTCGATTTCGGAAATGGTCGATTTCGCACAGCCGATATCGTGGCCCACGGTCTCCTGTTTGAGCTGTCGTGCCTTCCGGTGCCCTCTGGCATTGCTCCCAAAGATCTTTCCTACACCCGACCCACGCTGCACGCCCGCTTTCATAGCACCTCCTCTATGCTATAGATTCGACATTTCCGAAAGTATACCCACCTTATATTCGAAATAAACGAAAAATAATTTCGACATTTCGACTCTTTCTGCTATTCTATGCTTGAGATATCGAACTGGAGGATGCATGAAGACACCGATGACGGAGATACGCAAAACCACCATTGAGAAATACCGCAAGGAGCGGCGTCTGACGCAGGCCGCTCTGGCGGCGCTTGTGGGCAAATCGACTGCCCGTATATGTGAATACGAGAAGGGCGACAATGTTCCACTGGGCACATTGTGGGCTATCGCTGCCGTGCTGCACATACCGACCGGCGATCTCTTCGAGGACCAGCCTGGTACGGGTGTCCCAGTCCCAACCCCCTAGCCCAGGAGGCCCCCATGCCCATCGACACCCCCAACCCCCGCCTCGCCGCCTGCGGCGAGGGCGTGTGCACGGCGTGCGGCTTTTCCGCCGAGGCGCACCACAAAGGTGGGCGCTGCTACACGACCGACGAACTGGTCGCGCGGCTGCGGTTCTACGCCGCGACGAACCGGTGGCCGGAGCCGGACGAGGGGTGCGACGCATGACCACCCCACCACTGCGTGCCCCCTGCCCCCACTGCGGCGTGGTGCCGCAGTCGCTGGCGCTCGCGACGTGGGGCGACGGCGTGCAGCGGCTGGCCTACGCGCCATTCGTGTGTCTGGCGTGCGGCGGGCTGGCGCTCATCTGGCTCGCCACCGGGCGGATGGCGGCGCTGGGCTACGACGAGGAAGCCTATCTGCAGACGCACGCGCCGGCGCTGTGGGAGCAGGTTGAGGCGGCGCGGGCGGCCAGGCGGGGGGAGGAGGACACGCGCGAAGGCTCCTAGGAGGCTCGGCTTTCGCGTGCACGGCGTCCAACGACCAATCACCCTCGGTGGTGCACGATCGTGCGCCCTGGAGGCATATACACGCCCAGGCCCGTCTGAAGCGCGTGCCGCTGGCCCCGGCAGGTGTGGTACGACGGACCCCTGGAGGGCTGGACCATGGCGGCTCGCCGGCACCGGCGGGCTGGCGACGTACGCGCCGGCCGGCGGGGAGGCGGGAGCGGTGGGGCGGGGTGCAGGACGACCTCTGAGAGGCGTGAGCTATGGGTAGGTATAGAACAAGTTAATATAATTCATAGTTATCAGAAGTTGGGAGACGCCCATGCAGTGGCAGCACTGTGAGGTGTGCAACTGGTCGGTCCCTGTGGAAACGCGGTGGTGCGAGGTCTGTACGGCACTCATCGCCAACCCGCACCAGCAGCTCACCGACGAAGCCCGCGTGATCGTGCAACAGATGCACCGCTCCATCGGCGTCCGACCGATGGAGCAACGCTACCAGGCGGCACGACAGGCCCGCATAGAGTCCGAGACGACGACGTGGTGGAACATGTTTCTGGCCATCAACAACACCAGGGAGGGGACATCAACGACCCCGCCCTGAAGGGCGGAGCTTGTAGCTGCCTTACACCGCGCACGAGGGTAGCCCGTGCCGGATGCGCTACTACGGGAACCGGTACCCAGTTCCGTTGGGCTGATTGACTGCAGCCCGATTGCTCGCATGCCTTTTAACTGAAAGAAAAGTATGGCGGCATTACACCAGAGCCCAACCGTTTGTGCCTGCAAGCAGGTGCCTTTAGCTCTGGGGAAATTGTACCTCGTATTTTGTAACCTATGCAAGGTGGATGCGGCAAAGCCGCAGGAGATGTGTTGCCCCGGTGGGTCAACCTCCTTTCCTCCTCCCCCTGAACGGGGAGGTTTCTCGGAGGACTTTGATGAAACAAGGTTTCTTTGACGAACATTGGGTGGACGAGCACGGCAATCCGAATGGTGGTGTCAGCACCGGCAAGGGATTCTCCATATCGTGGCAACACGGTCCACTGGGGCGCGGTGAGGAGCGCCGCGAAGCCAACGGGGCCTTTGTCGAAGATCTGATCCAGGCCGTACGACAGCGTATCGAGTTTTACCAGACGGCCAGCGAGGGCCGTTTTCAGTGCGCCGAGAATGCCGAAGCCATCATGGCGTTGCACATGGCTGAAGAAGCGCTCGACCGTCGCACCAGAGAGCGGGAAGCACGCCAGGTCGAAGGCACGCACACCGCCTAAAGGAGATTCCCCATGTACCTCCTCAGCACCACGGATGACCACGACGACGGTGAGGACCTGGTCCTCGATCTCGACTGGGCGCTCCTCGTCGACGAGCGCGCCTACGACGTCGCCCGCAACGGCGCAAGACAGTGCACCGTGTGTGGCTGTACGGACAACGTGGGGTGCGAGGATGGGTGCGCCTGGGCGCAACTCACCCCGCCGGTGTGCACGCGGTGCGCGCCGTGAAACGCCGCCAACCCACGTGGTGCGCCGAGGATGCGCACGACTGGCGCCGCGTGGAACTGATGCTGCACCTGCCCACGGCGGAGGGCACGCCGGAGCTGTGCGTGCGCGCGTGTCAGCGCTGCCCGCTGGCGGAAGTGATTCACCTGGTGCACCTGGGCGGGCAGGGGAGGCTCGTCACCTACGAGCAGTGGTCGGTCGACCCGGTGCCACGCGTGCCGGGCATGCAGCAGACGCACATCGTCTGGGACAAGACGAGGGAGGGCTGAGCGTTGGACAGCATCACGTATCAGGGCCAGACCTACCGCCTGGGCGACGGTGGCACGCCGCTGCACCTGCAGACGATCGCGCCCGAGACGCTGCCCACCGGTTGGCAGGAGATCGACGCGCGCCACTGGTCCCGCGAGCGCGAGTACGGACGCGCCTACCGCTCACAAACGGGGCTGCTGGTCCTGCTCTCTGCCAGCATTCGTGAGCGCAAACGCTGGTTGCATGTGTCGGTCTCGCATCGTGGCGGACGCCTCCCAACGTGGAGGGAGATGTGCGAGGTCAAAGAGCACTTTTGCGGGACGGATACCACGGCGTACCAGATCCACCCGCCCAGGAGCAAGCATGTCTCCATCCACCACGCCTGCCTGCACCTGTGGTGTCCGCTGGATGGCGCGGTGACGCCGGACTTCACGGGGGGAGGGCAGACGATTTGAGGACCACCGCCCCGCTCTACCTCGGCCCCTACATCGGCCGCCGTGTGGCGCACCTGCGCACCGTGCGCCGGCTCGCGCTCGAAGACCTCGCGTCCCGGGCGGGCGTCGACGCGCGCTGGCTGGAGTGTCTCGAAGCCGGGCAGGTGCGGGACCCCGCGGTGTCGGCGCTGTGCGGCCTGGCGCGAGTCTGCTGCTGCGCAGCAGCGGACGCGCTGCACGTGACGCCGCAGGCACTGCTGCCGGAGAGAGTGCCGGCGAGGCGGCAGGAGGAGGCCAATGACCGTGATTGAAACCGCTGGCCTGCTCGTGCTGGTGATGCTGGGCGGCCTGGCGGCAGCGCTCATCGGGTTTTACGCCGGCGTCGAGGCAGGCTACCGGCGGGGGCGGGCCGACGCGGAGCAGTGGCAGGAGTGGCAACGCCGCGAGGGCGGCGACGAGCACGCGCGCACGAACGGCGAGGCGCGGCAGTAGGGGTGAGAGACGCTCAAGGCGCACAACGCAGGGGAGATGCACGGTGGATATTATTCGGGACGGACGCAGACGCCCATGGTTTTGGATGACGGATGATATCATTGATACGTATGCCCAGGTCATTGGCCCTATCGGCCTGGCGCTCTACGCCGTGATCGCGAGGTGCGCCGACAAACATGGCGCGTGCTTTCCCAGCTATACGTACTTCCAGAAGACCTTGCATATCTCCAGGGGCGCTGTCGCCAAATATCTCAAAGTGCTCGAAGACGCCGGCCTCATTCGCATCGAAGCACGACACGCGTCCAATGGGGAACGCGGCTCGAACGTCTATACCATCCTCGAACCTGAGACAGACACCAGTACACCCCTACCTAGTTCACCAGAAAGACTACCTAGTTCACCAGAAAGACTACCTAGTTCACCAGAAAGACTACCCCCGGTTTTCCAGGAGAACTACCCTGGTACACCAGAGAACCTACCTAGTCTACCAGGAAGACTGGAAGGGTTGGATTTAAGGACTCCCACTGAAGGACACAAGACAGAAAACCACGCTCTCACTTCGTTCGAGCGTGAACGCGCGCGCGAGGGGACATCTCGCGTACGCACGAAGGCGAGCAAGACCCCGGCCACCAATTACACAGACGGCTTTACCCGCTTCTGGGAGTCGTATCCCATCGGTCGCAAGGAAGGCAAGGTCGAGGCCTTCGCCATCTGGCAGACACGTGGTCTCGAAGAGCGCGCCGACGAAATCGCGGCCAAGATCGAGCGGCTCCTCATCACCCTCTGGGTCGGGAGGGACAAAACCAAAATTCCGCTGCCGACGACCTACCTCAACCAGGCACGCTATGAAGACGACCTCGTGCCGATCGAGTTCGCACAGCAGCAAGCAGCACGAGACCGGTTGAGTGACCGAGAGTTTCGTACGATGCGGCATGTGCATAACTTCATCCATGGAGACGATCACGATGACCACGGACGACAAGGTGATGTTCAGCACGATGCTTACCTCATTGGGTCTCGTGTTTAATACAAGCATCACGGAAATGCTGCTCCAGGTCTATTGGATGGCACTCACAGATCTTCCCATCACTGCGCTCAGGCATGCCTGCGCGCAGGTCGTCAAATGGGACCGGGAATTTCCGGTGCCTGTTGTCCTCAGAGACTATGCGCGCGACTGGATGGAGAAGCAGAAATATGAGGCACCCGCCAGCACAGAGCAGCTGTTGCAGCTCCGAGAGGAACTCGTCTCCCCCGAGGAGGTGAAGGCCCTGATCGCGTCCATCTGGCCGAACGGCGAGACGCCGGCGCCGCCGCCCATCCCCAGGCCACGCGCTCGCCGCCCGCCGGACGCGCTGCACTACGAGCCGACCGGCGACGCCGAGATCACGAAGGCGCAGCTCAGGGCGCAGCTGGCGTGGCTGGAGCGGGAGGGGGAGGAGAGGCCGTGAGGCAGGCCTGCGCGCGGAAAGAAGATCTCTGCTGCGCCTGGGGGAAAGGAGGAAAAACCAGGCGAAGGCGAGGGCAGGGAACGACGATCAACAGCGGCCAGCAGAGGTGACGCTCTCCTGGCCGCCATACACACAGCAAGGACACGACGATGATTATCGCAAAAAAGTATGTCATGCAGCAGATGACCAGTGCGGAATTTGAAGAGTTGCTCGATCACGGCTGGTCGATGCAGGAACGCGGGGGGGCGCGTGTGCTGCTGCAGACCTCCACCGCGGCACGGCTTTTGGCCCGCATGAAACGCAACCGGCCTGAGAAACCACGCACCCAGGAGAAAATCGTGGGCGCGCTTCAGGGGGGATACTTTCGGGAAAACGGTGAACCCATCATCCTCAATCAGGATCTTGAACCCATTGACGGGCAAAACCGTTTGCAGGCGTGCATCACCTCTGGCCTCCCTCTGCCTGTGGTCATTCTCTGGGGCTGGCCTGATGCGTGCTTTGATACCATCGACACGGGCACCAAACGCTCTGGGGGCGATATGTTCGCCGCCGATGGCGAACCGAATCACAATTTGCTCTCGGCTGCGGCACGCTATGACTGGCGCATCATGCGCAAAGATATGCTCTCGGGCAAGCAGATCCCAGAGCCTCTGATGCGGGACTATCTGGCGGAAAATGCCGGTCTGCGTGCCGCCTGTTCCTGGGGGGCGAAGGTGGCCCACCTCATTCCGAAAGGGCTCGCTGTCGCCCTGTATTATCGCTTTCACCAGCAGGATGGCGCGCTGGCGAACACCTTTTTTACGGAACTCTCCAAGGGGGAAAACATCAATGCGCGCGAGCATACCACCTGGCACCTGCGTGACTTGTTGATCACGCGACAAAGCGCCAACTTGCACCTCAATAACGTTGAGCAGGCACATATTGCGTCATATGTTATCAAAGCGTGGCATAGCGTCAAAGCAGGCAAAGTCATAGAGAAACGGCAACTGTTGTGGCGTGGCACGGACAAGAACAACCCCGAACCCTTCCCGGATATCAAAGCATGAGACGCAATATCAAAGAACTGCTTGATGGTCCAAAGGCCAGGAAACGACTTTCCTACCGTGCGCATAAGAGCCTGGGGAAGTGCGCACGCTGCCAGAATCCCCCGTTAGAGGGGAAAGCGTGTTGCCAGGATTGCCTCAATAAGATGACGGCAGGCAAGCAACGGGCGCGGGAGGAAGGCAAGTGCCTGGATTGCTGGACCGATCCAGTCGTTCCAGGGAAACGTTATTGTGTCAGACATGTCGCTCAGCAGCAAAGGAAAGATCAGCAGCGATATACCCTGCGCTTGATTAGAAGGCGCTGTACTACCTGTGGCAAACATCGCCCTGCCTCTGGGAGACTACAATGTACAAAGTGTCTCAAAAAAATGGCGACCAAACGCGCGGCGAAAAAACTCCCGTATCAGGCAGAGTCTGAGACGCCATGCAGCTAGACCTTTTTACCCTCCATGAGCCCACGCCACCTGCCGTCCTCCGGGGGCAGGTTGATCTGCTGTGGCAGATGGTGGACCAGGGCCAGCGCTATGCCTGCATCTATGCCGATCCGCCCTGGAGCTTTCGCAATAGGAGCACACGGGCTGCGGCAGAGAAGCATTATGGCACGCTGTCTCTGGCCACCATCAAAGCGTTGCCGGTGAGACGGCTCGCCCTGGCGCGGGCGCATCTCCACCTGTGGGTACCCAATACGCTGTTGCCCCAGGGTCTTGACGTGCTGCACGCCTGGGGATTCGAGTACAAGGGCTACTACGGATGGGGCAAGGAGCGCATGGGCCTGGGCAATTACTGGCGCAATGCCAGCGAACTCATGTTGCTCGGGGTACGCGGCAATCTCCCGCCCCAAACGCACGATCTACGCAATTGGGGCATCTGGAAGAGGGGCGAGCATAGTCGCAAGCCCGACCAGATCCGACGACTCGTTGAGAAGTTCAGCCCCGGCCCGTATCTCGAACTCTTTGGGCGTGACGCCATCGACGGTTGGACCGTCTGGGGAAACGACATTGCTCACACGCTCTGGCATCAAGAAGAAGGATGACCGCTTTGGCAAAGAAAGAACCCACGCCCCCTGTTGTCTATGCGTCCTTTGACCCGGATGAGGCCGCAGACGATGTTCCCCGCGTGCTGCTCAATGGCTGGATCAAGGTCAAATCCTACCGGCGCGGCATTGAAGTCTTGAACGTGGCAACGGTGCGCGTCAATAGCCGCTATATGCTCCAGATCATCGAACACGGGAAAGAGGACTTCCCGACCTACATCGACGGGTTCCCATGGACCACGATTCAGGTCATTGCTGAACACGAAGCCATCGCCTGGTTGGAGGAACACCGTTGAACCTCCCCATGGCTAAAGCCAGGGGGTTGCCGCGCGTTCTGCTCATTGCGCGCTCCTACGCCTACGTGCCGATGTCGTGGCACGAGTCCGCGGCTGCGCCGCAGCCGACGCCAACCAGCGCGCACCGCCTCGAGCCGTACACGCCCGAGGAGGCGCTCACGGCCCTCAGCGAGTGGGGACACTGGCACCGCGACGCGACGCCGACGGCGAAGGAGGTGGCCCTGCGCTGCCAGATGAACCGGCAGCGCGCCCGCGCCCGCGCCGCCTCGAGGGAGGCCGCGCCGTGACGCCGCTCTGGGTGCGCGAAGACGTCTTCCCCTGCCCGTTCTGCGACCGGTCTCGGTTCGCGGAACTCTTCGACGCGCAGCGCCGCTGCGTCGTCGTACGCTGCCCGCATACGAGAGCGGCGCTTAAGGCGCTGGCTGAGGGCGCCGGCATGCGCTACGTGCTCAACCAGCGCAACACGACGCTGGCGCTCGATACGCAGACGGGGGAAGCGGTGCGGCTTTCCGACGTGTGGCGCAGGGAGGAAACGCCGTGACCGCCTGCACCCACCGCGACCTGGCCGCGCTCGCCCTCGTGGCGCCCTCGGCCAGCGGCGCCTACGTCTTTTGCCTGTGCCGCTGCGGGGTGAGGCGGGTGCTGCCACGCGCCCTGTGGGAGGAGGAACAGGACCGCCAGGCGAAGGAAGCGCGCATCCAGGAGGCTGCCCAGCTCCTGGGGAGGACGCGTCAGGCACACAGCTACCCGCAGATTGAGGTGCAGCAAGGGCCAGAGCTGGCGTGCTGTAATGCCTGGCACCCGGTGACCACGTTGCCCTTCCTGTGCCCCACGTGCGGGAGAGCCTGGTTGTGGGAGGGCCAGGGAGCCACGCGCGATGCTGGCCGTGCTACACTGCCCCTGTAGCCGATGTGCGTCTATACACGCTGGCCTGGCTCGTGGTCAGGCCAGGCGGCCAGCGCCCAAACGAAGAGGAGACGCTATGCCGACGCTCGACAATCTTGCACTGTTTCACGCCCTGGCGCAGATCGCGGAGGCCCTGGAGCATATCCGCGACGAGTGTGGCACTGGCCCCATGCGCGACGCGCTGGACGCGCTGGTGCTGCGCGTCGACCAGGTCATCGACCAGTTCGTGAACGGGCGACTGGCGCCCGAGGAGACCGACCATGCCTGACCTGCGCATCTGCGACCGCTGCGAAAGGGACGTCCCCCTGGTCTACGCCGGCCCGCTGCCGCTCACGGCCCTGCACCTGCCCGGCTGGGGGAAGTACTGCGCCACGTGCGTGCCCGAGGAGGTGCGGGCGCTGGCCAAGAGGCCCAGGGAGGACCACGACCATGGCTGCTAAGCCACCGCGCCACCCCGGCATGGGCGCCGCCTGCCGCGCCAAAACACACTGCCCCAAGGGGCACCCGTATGCCGGCGCCAACCTCTATCGGTGGCACAACCGGCGCTACTGCCGCACGTGCTGCAAAGCCCGCAGCGTGGCGCAGTACCAGCGCCTGAAGGAGGAGAGACATGCCCCGTAGTCTCTACTGCTTCCTCTCCCTGCTCGCGGCTGTGCTGCTCGTGCTGGTGCTGCCACCGTGCGCGCAGAGTGCGACGTATACGGTGTCCCAGGAGACCGGCGACGATGCGGCCGCATGCGGCAGTGGCCCCAGAAAGACCGTCAACGCAGGCATCGCGTGCCTTCACCAGGGCGATACCCTGGAGCTGGCCAGTGGCACCTACGCCGAACAAATTGCCGACGTGGACGACCGCGAGCATCCCGGCACAAAGCGCCCGCCCAACGGGCTCTCCTGGGAGCAGGCCACCATCATTCGCGCCGCTCCTGGCGCCACGGTGACCCTCACCTTCCCGCCCCAGGGGCTGGCGCATCTGGTGTTCCTGGGACGTGCGGACACGCAGTACATCCAGATTGGCCCCGGGCTGACGCTTGACTGCCAATCCACAAGCTCCAACTGTGTCTGGCTCGGCCCCGGGTCGCACCAACGCCTGCTCGGCTCGACCGTGCACCATTCGCGGCAATCGTGCGTGTTTACCGCCCGCGAGGGGCCCAGCGGCCAGCGCACCGGCGGTGAGGACCTGCAGGTGATCGGCAATACCATCCACGACTGCTGGCAAGCACTCTATGAAACTCCACCGGACACCTCGGGTGGAGGCGGACACGGCATCTACTGTACCGGGAAAGGCGGCCGCTATGCGTACAATCGCGTCACGGCGTCGAATGGGTACGGCATCCACTGTTCCGCAGAGCAAGGCGGGGTGGAGGGGAATGTGATCGAATACAACGTGGTCACCGGCCCGGGCCGCTGGTGCATCCGGCTGGCCGGCTCAGGCAACAGCGCCCGCCACAACGCCTGTCACCTGATGACCTCCGGGATTGTGACTGGCGGCAGTAGCGCCCAGGTGGAACACAACCTGGTCAAAGGTTACACACCGTCCAATCCGCTGCTGCAAGCGCTCGACACGTATGGGGTGCATGGCAAAACCGCTGGCACGATTCTCAGCAATACGCTGCTGGAGCTGCCAGCGGCCTCGCGCTATCTCGTGGTGGAGGCTGGCGGGGTGACCGTGGATGGCAACCAGTGTGATGTCACCGCGCCGTATTGTACGCCGTATACGCCCCCCGAGCCGCCTGATCCTGAGCCACCTGATCCCACACCACCGCCGCTGCCCGAGGTGGCACGGTGTGCGTTCACGCGCAACGGCGCGGTGCTGGCGCAGTGGTTGTGCGAGGAACCCGCACAGAGGAGACGGTAGGATGCGCGTACTGATTGGCTGTGAGTTTAGCGGCGTTGTCCGTGAGGCATTTACCACCCTGGGCCATGACGCCTGGTCCTGTGATCTGCTGCCGAGTGAGCGCGCCGGGCAGCACCTCCAGGGGAATCTGCTCGACGTCCTGGGTGAGCACTGGGACCTGGCGATCTTTCACCCACCCTGTACGTTCCTCGCCAATAGTGGCGCCCGCTGGTGGTCACAGCGTGGACAGGAGCAAGCGGACGCGCTGCGCTTTGTGGCACGGTTGCTCGATGCGCCCATCCCTCGTATTGCCCTGGAGAACCCTGAAGGCAAAATTGGCACCGCCATCAGGAAATGCGATCAAATGATTCATCCCTGGGAATACGGCGACTGTGCCGAGAAAAAGACGTGTCTGTGGCTCAAAAACCTGCCCTTACTCCAACCCACAGCCCTGGTCTGGCCCAGACCGCAACTGTGCTGGCGCATGGGACAAAGCCAACGCCGCGCGCAGGAGCGCAGCCGTACGTACCCTGGCATTGCGGCGGCCATGGCGCAGCAGTGGGGGGGGCTGCCCTCAATCGCGCGCTGCGCGTTGACGAGGAACGGCACCGTCTTAGCGCAGTGGCTGTGTGAGCAGGGGACAACACAGAGGAGACGCTGATGACAGAACTTGCCGATTATGCCAGTATGTACCGAGAGAGGAGGGAGGGCAGACTGCAAAGTGCCCTGAACTCTATCCCGAAAAACCTTGTTGATTTGCCTCAACTCCCTTTCGATGATCGGCAACGCTTGCCGGTCTTTTGTGCCGTCTATTTTGTCATGAAATGTACTGATACTGTCCTCTATATTGGCATGGCACATAATCTGCGGAGAAGGTGGCAGTCTCATGCACTCTACAAGCCACTGCTCCGCGTTGGAGCAACAGCGATTGGTTGGCTCCCGCAGTATGATGCCTTCATAGCCAAAGATATTGAACAACATTGCATTAAGCTCTTTCAACCGCCCTTTAATTACCAGGGCAAAAGCTTCTACGATGGCGGCACTGAAGTCATCAAGTTGACACAAGAAGATCGAGCCCTTGCTGAGACCTTTGCTGCGAAGCTGAATGAGGAAAGAATCTGGTTTATGTACGGCACGGGTGATGCCCTGCGTATTGCTGCTCTGCGATATATGCGCGGGGCACTTTTTGTTTCAGACGAGGCTGTGGAATAGCCCGCTGATGGCCCGCTAGCTCGTCACGCGCAACGGCACCGTCTTAGCGCAATGGTTGTGCGAGGGCACCGCAGAGAGGAGGAAATGACATGCCTGTACGCTGGCACAGGAACGCGAAGGAACAGCGGCGCACGCAGAAATCCAAGCGCGCTCACCGTAAGAAGACGAAGGCGCGCCGCGACGCTGTGCCTGGCGCGGGCATGCCTGCTCCTTCAGCGCCCCATGGCGCGAATACACTGGTCCATCGTCGCGCTGCCTGTGGCCATGAGCACATCATTGTGTGCCCACGGCGCGATCCTGGTGACCCGCACACAGCCGCTTAAGCCCTGCCGATCATAGACGGCTGGCGCCGTGAGACCGCAGCCTGCAATGAGCCACACCAGGGCCAGCACCAGGCCGCGCACAGGCTATCCCGGCACGCCAGCGCCATTGGCGGCGGGTGCATGCAGGAGCTCTTCCAGGCAGGTCGTGGCCCCCTGGCACTGCACCAGTTGCGTCACAAGCGCATTCCTCTGCTCGTCGAGCGCCTGGATACGGCTGGTGAGCGTGTCGCGCTCGCGCTGTAACTGCTCTAAGCGTTGGGTGAGGGACTGGCGTAAGGTCATGTCGGTGTCAAGCATGGTTCTGTATCTCCTATACACATAGCCCCAGGTTGACCAGAGCGGTGCGCAGCGCATTCACGAGTGTCTGGACGGTGGCCGCATCGGTGGCGGCAACGGGCACCGTCTGGCGTACAACTGCCGCCTGGCCAAAGAAGCCCAGCAGAGCCGCCGTACCGCTCGTATCAATGCGCATGCCCTCGCGAGCGGCCGTCGCATCATAGACCGAGAAGGTGAGGCGGGCAGTGCGGGTGGCGTCTGTGGAGACGACCCAGGACGGCGCCAGCAGCGCCTGTGGGCGCTCCTGGGTACTGGACTGGCCGACCAGGAGGGTCGAGCCCTTGACGTTTGCGGCCTGGTAGGCGGCGCCAGAGCCCAGGGTGGCGGTGAGCAGCGTGCCGAGCCCGACCAGGTCGCCCAGGACATGACTGGTGCCGTCTTCGGTGCGCAGATGCAGGGAGGCTTTGCCAGCGGTCGCCGCGCGGTCGGCGCTCCATATCTGGACCATATCCACAGGCGAGGTTGTCGGCGCGATGCCACTTGCCAGGGCCAGCACCCGTACCGCACTGGTGCCAAACGTCGTGGCACCGATCCCCACATTGCCACTGCTCTCAATGCGCAGGCGTTCGATCGGTACATTGGAGCCATCAGGCACCGTATGCACACTGAGCCGCCCAGGACCATCCGTCCCGGTGGTGCCGTAGCCCGCCTCCGCATAGGCCCGGATTTGCACTGAGGGAATCCGGGTATCCGTGTAGCCTACAAACTGAATGAGCCCGAGCAAATCCTCCGCCAGGGTGCTGGTCATGGCGGCGTGCGTGCCGCGGGCGCGTTCCAAACCCAGGACGGACGTATTACTGGCATGGGCCGTCGTGACCGCAAATGTGCTCTGTGTATCACTGCCAATATGCGCCGTAAAGAGGATGCTATGGGGCATGCCAATATCGAGCATGGAGATTGGTGTGAGGGTCCCAATCCCCACCCGGTCGCCAAACACATGGCTGGTGCCATCCTCCGTACGCAGATGCAAACTTCCCTTGCCCACCACAGCGCCCCGGTCTGCAGCCCAGAGCTGGACGCTATCGGCTGGGGATGTCGTGGGCGCTGTCCCCAACGCCAGGGCCAGCACGCGCCCAGCACTGGTGCCAAAGGTCGTCGTGCCTATCCCGAGCGACCCATTGACATAGTTATTGGCCGTCCCGTCAAGATACAGATTCCAGCGATTGGTCCCAGCGGCAAGCTGTCCTCTGAGTCCATAGGACGTGCCGGAGACGGTATCACCGAGCATGTCGATAGCGGTATACGCCCCAATCGTTGAGCCCGCGCCCAGGGTCGGGGAGCCGACCGAGAGGCCCGTCATGGCTGCCAGCGTAAACGCCGCCGCTTGCGTATAGAGGTCAATGCGGAGACCGTAGCCATTCGCGGTCACACTGCTATTAAATGTCGGCTGAATGGCCGCGCCGTATTCTGCGGTGTTGCCAGAGGCCAGCGCTCCGGTGACGCGCAGCGCAATGTTGCTCGCCCACGCACTGATGATTCCCAGGCGATGCGTAATGTTGACATCCGTAAACGTCGGGCTCGTCGAGAGCCCCAGGGTATCGAGCTTGGCCTGCATGGCTGCGGCGCTGATGACGCGCATCGTGTCTGTTCCGGTAATGGCTTCAGCATTGGTGGCAAGTTCGACAAGACCGACCGCACTGGTCGAGCCAACCGGAATGGCGGCCACACGGGCTTCCAGGCCATTGGGCGTGACAGCAGCGGTACTGAGCGTCCCGGCGGTCGATTCCGCCACGGTGGCATAGCGGGTGATCCCGACCGTGGAGACGGTGGCCTGTACAGGCGCAGCAGGGAGAGCGTTGATTGTGGCCTGGAGCCCTGCAGGTGTCACCGCCATGGTCCCGTTTGTCCCCGCCAGCGTCGTCGGACTGTCCGCTAACTGCACAATCCCGGGCTGGGTCGTGGTGGCGCTCTGAATCGACGCCGCCAGACTGAACACCACGACCAGCGTCTGATTGTTGGGAAAGACGCTGCCGCCGTTGCTATCCCAGGCCACCGCAAAGCTCCACCAGGTGACGTTTTTGACCCCATCAGCCGTGAGCCGGTAGCGCACAAAGTTGGCGCTGGTGTCGCGGTCTTGCAGGTACAAGAGGTCGCCACTCTGGAGCGTATCGAGGAGGGCGGAGCGGTCGACGCCGTCCGAGCCCGTGGCGTGCATGCGCAGTTCTGTGGCAACAGTGACGCCCGTGGTATTGATGCCGGTTTGCCCGGTCGATGGCGCGCCACTGGTGGCCGTGGTCCAACTCCACTGCCCGCTGGCACTGGCGACAACCGACGTGCCGCCGCCAGAGCCCGTGCCGCCCACGGTCAGGAGATTGGTGCCATCACAGTAGGCCATGGTGCGGGCGGATTGCGGCAGAGAAAGCGTGTTGCCGGCGCCCGTGGTGATGGAGAGCGTGCCTGCGCCCGTGGTGCGATTATCCAGCACGTAGAGCCGGGAGCGCCTGGGAGCCGTAATGAGACAGTTGGCTGCCAGTGAGCCCGCAAACGCCAGCACGGAGTAGAGCGACAGATCTTCGGAGGCAGATTGCAGGGTGAGGGTTGTGAGCCCCGTGACGGTGACACTGCGGTAGCCAGAGACGCCACGCGCCAGGTTCTCTAGCCCGGTGTTGGTGATACTTTCCTTAGCTAAAGAGCCTATATCAATCAGCTCTATATCTCGTATGCTTGTCAGGGCCATGACAGTGTGCCCCTTTTAGGTACAAAGTCGTATATCATTCTGTACTCTCCCCAACCAGTGCCAGGGCATAGCTAGTATCGGAGTCCCCATACTGCTGTACGTTCCAATAGAGCGTGGTCTGCACTGCGCCAAAATCGGTCATTTGCTGCGCTGCCGTATACGTCATGCCCTGCTGTGCCTGATAGTTACTCGACTGAAAGATGGTAAACGTGTGCTCGATAGTCGTGCGCGCCGCACTGCTATAGATGGTCACGACATAATAGTTCACGTCATAATCAGGCGTGGCCTCCACTTGCGGCAGCCACTCGCCAAGAAACCGCGCTCGTCCGTACCACGTCAGTCGCCAGGAGCCATCGGCCTGATACCGTGCTCTGGGCGTCCCGACCGTCCAGGGCCGTAAATTCTCACTCGGTGCGGCATAGGCTTGTGCGGTTGCCTCCACCAGATCTTCGCCGAGCGTGGGACTCTTCCACTGCCTGGTACGATTGCGCTCAACAGTCAGAATGTCTCTCGTAAAAACGCCCGTGCCAATAAGGACCACCGTTTCCCCTATGGCATGTGTCCCTACCGCCCACTCCGTCCCACGCCTGCCTCTCAGCAGGTGTGAAAGTCGGTAGCGCCGACTGCCTGCCGCGGTGCCTGTGCCGAGATACGTCGCTATCCGAAACTGGATCAGCTCACTCCCCACCATGAGCTGATTGCGTCCCGCCTGCATGTATGCTGTGGTAATGGTGGACAGTTGGCCGCCGGTCACGACCACATCCACGGTTGAGGTCATATCCACCAGTTGGGGGATGGCGCTCGCTAACACCGTCTCGGTGGTGCCTGCCACAGGCAGTGGCGCGCCTCTGGACGAGAGCGCGTACTGGGTATTGGCGTCATCCTCCGTGCGCCAGAGCGACGCGCCAGGCCAGGGCTCGGTTGGGGCAGGACGTGGCTCACCGCTCTCCAGGAGCCCTGGCCCGCCCAGTGGCTGATAGGAGGCGTGATAGCGCGCCAGGGTATCAGAGGAGTACATGGCCGGGAGTGCAAAAAAATTGGTCGTGGTCTGCGGCACCAGCCCGGCCCCGGAGGTGTCATACACGTCGCTGCGATACTCCGCGCCGACGAGGGTATACGTGTCATTGTCCCCCGCCTGCACGGACTCGATCAGCACCGGCACGATCTCTTGTCCCAGTTTGCCGATGGCGTACAGATCCCCTGCCGCGGGCGCCACGTCCAACGCCGGTGCCACGTACAGATGCCCAAACGGGCCAGTCTCCGTGGCCACCCAGGTGCGCGTGTAGACCAGATTGGCGCGCTGGATACGCACAATGACTTCATAGGTTTCGCCAGCACGCTGCTCAAACAGGCGGTCGAGCATGAGCAGCAGCGTGGTGGAGCCTGCCTGAAGAAACCCGCTGACCCCGTGGCGCCTTTTGGGCGTCTCATACGCCAGCATGACCACATCAAAGGGCTCAGAGACGATGGCCCCCACCGGACTCTGCCAGGTGTAGCGCCGCACCACTTTGCGGGATTTGTTGAGGGCATAGGTGAGGGCACGCAGGGCATGGGACTCCCGGGTAATGGTGGTGAGCTGGATGGTCGATTCCTGCACCGACTCGCTCCCGATATCCGACGCGACACCTTCGAGCACCTGGAGCCGATAGCCGTGGGCGTCATCCCGAAACTCGCCTCTGACCGTGTTGGGCACCGGCCCCTGCGACCCCAGGACCGTACTCAGCGTGCCAGGCTCAATGTTGCCGGGAGCGGCATAGAGCAACCCAGGCACTTTGGCGCCATCAATGACGTATTTGAGTCGACCGCCCGAGGGAATGAGCGCGGCATTCCCTTCGGTCAAAATATCCCTGACATGATCCCAGGCTGGACGCCGCCGATTAATCAGCACATCGCAAAAATCGCGCGTTTCGCCGTTAATCTCGGCATTATAGTACTGCCCGCACGCCAGAGCCGCATTATCATCCCACAGGGTTTCTGGGATACGGTGCCCCATGCCGGCACGGGGCTCGGTCAAGAGATCGCGCACCACCCAGACGCGATTGCGCGAGAACCCGTATTGATAGCTCGACCCGTTCCACACTTTGACTTTCCGCCCATCCACCAGGGCCGACACTTGCATGCCTTCAAACGAGGTAATGGCGGCAGAGGAAATGCCCTGCACGGCCAGGAGCGCCGCATACGGATAGCGCAGCACTTCCGGGCGATAGGTGTATTCTTGCACGTTGTAGAGCACGGGCACGGCACCGCCCTGATTGCGGTCGCCATTGGCCCGCACCTCCACCTGCCACTGCCCTGGCCCAGGAATAGGCACGCCGTAGGCGTTAAACGTGGGCGATGAGGTATGCCCGGACCACCACAGCGACGCATCCCGCGAGGCGGGTGCGGCTTCGCCCTCCAGATAGGCGCCGTGCCAGACGGTCTCTTCCACCCGCTTGTAGCGCACCCAGACAAACACCTCCCCGTTCACTTCCCGATTGTTCTCCTGAAAGATCAGATGCGGCACCACAAAATAGAGCACCAGGCTCCCCACCTCGGTGCCGCGTGTCTGGTACACAATGGGGGTCTGCAATTCCCGCCCGTCATGATACACCTGGGTCCCTACCTGCCAGCCGTACATGTCCGACTGGTCTGCCGTGCCGGGACGCCAGTCATACGTGGTGCCAGGATACTCGGCAAGGGGCACGTCATTAATCTCGATATCGCGGATATTGCTGATCTCCCCTTCGCCCATGTAGTACAGGACGCCGTACTTCATGCGCCGCAGGGAGACATCCAGCTCGACCTGCGTGCCAATAATGTGCCCAAACACACGCTGGCGCCCATAGATGAGCGTTTTAGGTGTGCCGAGTGCCACCGTGTTGGAGAGTCCGGCAATCCCAAACGCCTCCTCAGGCCTTTGCTGGGCAGTGGCTCTGGTGGGGTCAGGGCGGTTGGTGAGCAGGAGCTGGAGCCCGTAGGTAATGCCGTAGACGATGAGGCTCACGGCAACCGCCTTGGCCAGGGCAATGAGCAGGGCGCCAATCTCAATGCCGGTGCCAGGGCGCAGCCAGACGTCGAGCCTATCGTCCTCCCCTGGCACGTACCTCTGCCAATCCAGAAGCGGTGCATCCTGTACTGTCACCTGGTCAATGGCCTCGGCATGGCTGCCAAAAATGGTTGCCAGGTCCTGTCCGTGTGGATTGTGCGCCAGCATGTGGCGCGCTTCTCCCATGCCGTGCAGACTCAGTCGCATGTGCGTGCCCCTTCAAAGCGCCAGATGCCTTGCAGACACACACGCCAGGGATCACGGCTCAGGTCTTGCAGCATGACGCCGCGTCCGAGCCGGTTACAGTCACTAAAACGTGTCTCGCGGAGTTTGAGCCCCAGGTGCTCCCGTGGTCCCCCAGGGGGCCAGAAGTGCAGCACGTCCCCCGGTTGCCCAGGGAGCGGCACCTGAATGAAGTGCCGCTTCGCCATCCACAGATTGCCCGGCACGTCATAGCCAATGCGTGTCAGACAAAAATGCACCCAGCTCCAGCAGTCAAACCCCTCGGGATACGACCCCTGATCCACCCAGGGCGTTCCTAGATACTCCTGCGCTAACGCTTCAAGCTGGTTGATCCTGGCGCGTGTGAGCATGGCCTATGCCCTAGATAATAGTTAATCTCCTAGTTTGATCTGGAATACCGGGAAACTCCTTCAACGTGAGGATATGTTTGGGCAGCGCATCTGACAGCCCAAGATTGATGCCACACATGACCGAGACGGCCTGCATGGTGACTTCGATACTCTGCACCTGCAAGGCAATCTCGTCGGCGTACAGATAGGACGGGTATTGCAACAGCTCCAGGGAGAACAGCTGTAAAAGCACGTCGCAGCCCAGCAAGTTGACCGAATCAATATAGTCCTCCGCCAGGCCCAGCGTATTATCCACACTGACGCGCACCCCGGGCAGTTGCATGCCGGAGGAGGCTTCGACACCGTCCCAGATCATGGGGAGCGGTTGATACGTGATGCCGCGATACACCACCGACTCGTTGTAACTCACCCAGGCATCGGTGCGGCTCGGCAAAAATACGAGTGCGGCCCGCAGGAGCACGCCTCCGCCGTACAATGCATTGAGCCGATCAATAAACTGGGAGTCAAAGGGTTTCATTAGTACGGAACTTCTTGGATGACGATATTGTCCCAGGAGAATTGATCGGCATAGTCCATAGACTCTGAGACCGCAATGTCCCCATCAAATTGCACAACGACGTGATACCAACAGTTGTAGGTGGCGCGCATATAGGCCCCGTAGGGCGGCACGACCGACAGCGTCACGCTGCCGCCCGCTCCGTTCAGGCTTTCAATGGGCAGTGGCGTGCCCGTAAAGCCCTGGCCACCCTGGTACACGGTCAGGTTGGTAATGTTGCGATTGGGCAGGAGAAAGCTGCGCCGCACACTATTGCCAAAGCCAATAAAGATGGGCGCGGTGACTTTGCCCCACTCCAGGCCAGAAAAGTACAGGGGAATATCGCCTTGCACATAGGAGAAAAACGCGGCCAGTTGCGCTGAGGTCCATTTGAGTTCTTGTGGCGCTTTGAGGCGAAACCGGTACAGCGGCTTGGCCAGTTCACGGCGCAGTTGCATGGCTCCTGCCCCGGCGGGTGAGCGCCGTGTGGGCGCCACAATCTCCCGTATGGCGCTATAGCCCGGCGCCAGCAGGTCATCCAGGGCCAGGTTGTGGATAAGATCTGGCATGATTCACAGCTCCAGAGGTGAGGGGGCAAAGTGCGCGGGCTCAATGGCGCGCACCTGGGCGCGGACTTCGCTGAGGTGCAGGCTGCCCTCCTGCATGACATACCAGCGTTGCACCTGCACCACACCCCAGACCATGACCGCATCGGTGAGCGGGTCTTTGAGGATCACCTCTTCGCCACGTCTGGGGATGTCAAGGTCCCGCAACGCGTCAAGCGTCAAGATCGTGCGCTCCTGGTCGAGAAAACGTAGCTGCATAGTTAGCGCCCCGCCTGACGCACGATCACACGACGGATCACGCCATCCTGCTGGATGTTCCTCGTGACTATTTGTACAATCTCTTCAGGACTTGTTCTATACTGACTCATGTCAACCGGGGCCGCAATGACCACCGTCAACTCCAGCGGCTTTTCCTGTGTGCCGGGCGTGCTCTGCTGGTTCTGGCCAGGCGTGGCTGGCGGCAGTGACGTGCTGGAAGCCGTGCGCTGCTGCAGCCGCTCCGTGGCATGGCTATCGACGTACTGGTACTGTGGAACGGCATGTGGCATCAGGTGCTCCATGGCCGTCCACATGCGTCTGGTGATGTCTTCAGGCATCACACCAGAAAAGAGTTGCGGCATCTGGGGCACCTGCGGCAGTTGCGCTATCTGGGGCAGTTGCGCTATCTGGGGCAGTTGCGCTATCTGCGGCAGTTGCGCTATCTGCGGCACCTGGGGCAGTTGCGCTATCTGGGGCAGTTGCGCTATCTGCGGCAGTTGCGCTATCTGCGGCACCTGGGGCAGTTGCGGCATCTGGGGCACGACAGCGCTGCGCGTCTGCTGTAAGCTTATACGCAAGTCCTGTGCCGCCTGCGCCAGGCTGCTCAGGAGCGTGGCGTGCGGACCAGCGAGGGCGATGCCCTGTAGAAAGGTCTGCAGCCCCTGGGCGGTGAGCGGCACAATCGCTTCAGGACCAGCTTCACCCATAAGCATGCTGCGCACGATGGCGCCGTGTTGTGCACCTGTAGTCAGGACAGGGCCAAGGCTGCTTCCAGGCGTAAAGCCCCCGGCATCAAACACGCTACTGCCGCCGCCAACGGTGGGCGCGCTTGGAGCTATGGAGCCGCTGGCCGCGCCCGCCACGATGCCAAGAATTTTGCCAATCCAGCCCACGATGCCGCCGCCACCTGTGCTGGACCCTGCCAGCTGTTTGGCCATCTGTGCCAGCGCCTCACTCACGGGTTCAAACGCCGCTTTGACCAGGCTCTGCCCAAAGGCTTTGACGAGATCCAGGGCTAACTGTTTCATCACATCGCCAAAGTGCTCGGCACTGTCCACGGCATCGTCGAGGATGCGCACAACGCTGTGCTCCAATGTCTCGCCCACTGCCTCAAAACCCTCGACCAGTCCCCGGTACAGCGGCTCAGCTTCGGCCAGCGCCTGCTGCATGGCATCGCGCACCTGTGCCAGACGCGCATCTTCTTTTCCCAGCAGCCTTTCTAACTCTGCGTAGTCTTTGCGGTACTGTTCGGCCAGCGGCAACTGGCGCGTTTCACGACGCTCAAAGCGGCTGAGCAGGGCGTTGGCGGCACTCTGCTGTTGCTTGACCGCATCCTCGACATCGCGCGCAAAGGCTTCTTCCTGGGCTTTGGTGGCTTTGGCATCCTGTAACTCTTTATAGCTCGTGACTAACTTCTCAATCTGTGCCTTTTCGCTATAGAGCTCGGTCGCTCTGGCGCGAAAGCGCTCCACATCGGTCTGGAAGAACTGGGCGCGCTCGTTCTCCAGGGCTTGCTCAAAGGCTCGCCGGTCCTGGATCTTCTGCTGTAAGGCGCTCTGTGCGTCCGTCAGGCGTTTTGTCGCTTCGGCCTGTGCGGAGAGGCGCTGGACATCCTTTTCGGCGAACCCTTCTGCCCGGCGCTGCTTTTCAAAAAAGCCCGTCTCCCCTAACAGCGCTTTGTCATAGGCTTCTTGTACCTGTCGCTCTATGTCAAGGCGATGCTGACGCGCCTGCGTCACTGCCTGTTCCGTGTGTCGCGCTTGCGCGTTCCTCGCTGTCCTGGCGTTGTCGGCAGCTTCAATGGCTTTGGTGAGCGTGTCTTCACTCTGCGCTTGCTCGCGGATGTTTTTGGCTGGAGTGCTATCCTTGTAGATGTTCCAGAGACGCTGATTGGACTCAATAAACCTGGCGTGCTCTTCATTGAGCTTTTTCTGCACCTCGAGGCGCTCACGCTCCGTTGGTGCGCGTCCACGCAGCGCCAGCGTACTCGCTTCCAGGTCCTGCATGGCCCTGGCGCCTTTGGCTGCTTGTGCAGTCAAGTCCTCAACAAATTTGACCGTTTTGGTATCCCGCGCGCCGCGCTCAGGCTCGCCCTCAAGGCTGTACAGGTCGCCCTGCTCGCGGGCAGTTTTGCCCGCCTGGGTCAGTTGGCGCTCAAGCTGGATGATCTGCTCTTTCACCTCTACAAGGCGCTTCCGCGTTCGTTCGAGGCCCTCCTCAGCAGTCTCCAATCCCAGCAGGACCGTCATTGGAGGAGAGGCTTGCTGTGCCCGCAAGTCTTTGTACAGACCCTCTTCTTCCTCACGCAGACGATGCAGCTGACGGAAGGTCTCTCCCTGCTGCGCGGCAGCCGCCCCGGCACGCTCTTTATCCCGCTTGAGGGCATCATCAGCCGCTTTGCTATAACCGAGGGCCGCATCGGCTGCGTCGTTAAACCACTTGACGATGGCGGTGAGCTTTTCCACCGTGGCGGCAAAGGCCGGCAGGAGTGCCGTGCCAATCGTCGTGCGCAGATCGGTCATGGCATTGCCGAGCCGCGCCAGGGCCCCCTGGGCACCCCGCGAGGCAGCTTCGGTCGCATCGCCCAGGTCGCGCCGCACCACCCGCGCCCAGGTTGCCCAGTTCTCAATGCCCACCTTGCCCGCTTCTAAGAGCTTGCCCAGCTCAGCGGTGGAAACGCCCATGGCCCGCGCCATGTCGTTAAACGCGCCCGGGAGACGCTCAGAGAGCTGGCCCCGAAGTTCTTCAGCTTGAATGGTTCCTTTTGAAATACTTTGGCCTATAGCAAGCAGCGCGCCATTGATTTCCTCGGACGTGCGCCCCAGCACCCGGCCTTTTTCGACCACGGCGGTAAAGATGTCGCGCAGTTGGGCACTCGTAATGCTGGTGTTTTGCGCTGCCGCGGCAACCGTGGTGAAGCCTTTGGCGAGACTCTGGAAGTCAACCCCCAGCCGCTCAGACGTCTGCCGTAAGAACTGCAGATCAGCGGTGGCGGCCTGCGTCGAGCCGCTGATGGCGCGGAAGGTGGCCTGAAGACTCTGCATCTGGATGGCAGTACGGATCGAAGAGCTGATCGCCTCTTTGAGGGCGCCAAAGGCCTGTGTCAGTGTCAGGACTGCGGTACCAATGGCGGCAAAGCGGCCGACACTGAGTCCTCCCAGCAGGCCGCCGGCCCCGCCGTCTGTGCCAGGGCCTGGCGTCGTGAGGCGCAAACCTGCCACCTCGCCCGCCGCCTGCCGCGCACTGCGCCCATACGCCGCTACGGCACTCGAGGCCTGCCCCATGGCCTGGGCGTTACGCGTGGCGCTCTGAGACAGGACCTCGATCGTGGTGGAGAGCCGCTGCGTCGCCTGCGTGGTCTGCGTGAGCGTGGCGCCTGGCACCGCCTGCGGCGTGAGCGTCGGCAGGCGTGGCGCCACCTGCGGCAGGATCTGAGACCGCAGCGTCTGCATGCGCGTTCCTGCCGCGCTCGTAGCCTGGCCGAGTCCCTGGGCCGCCATGGAGGCCTGCGCGTTCAGGCGGGTGAGGATGCCCTCAATGTGGCGCAACTGGGCACTGGCCTGGTCCTGGACACGCACGACAATATCAACATTGTCACTCTCAGCCATGCGGGGGGCTCCCTGGGTGTGCGCTGCCGTTGAGAGCGCTCTGGGCCTGCATCATCGCCTCAAATTGCGCTGCCAGCGACAACTCACCGGCTTCACGCTCCCGCGGGGGCGTTGACAGACGCTGGCGCGTGGACCCATCCCGGTTCAGGCCCATAATCAGCACGTTCAGGTAAAATTCCGCTGGCGTCGTCTGCAGCACCTGATGCGGCAGCACGTGGTAGTGCTCCGCCATCGTCTGCACCAGCCGGGCGCTGGATGTCCTGGCGAAACGCTTCCAGTTGCTGCGCGACCTCCGGCGCCAGCCCGGAATGTTGCAGCACAGCCTGGGCCAAAAAAAGATAATCGTCGTTGGACAAATCTTCCAGACTGACACGCTCCGGGTGCTCGGGCAGGCCGCGCGGCTGAAAGGGCGGGTCGAGAGCGCCTTTGACAATGGCCGTATCTGCCAGGGCATAAAAATGCCGCACCGCCTCTTCCGCGCGCTCCGGTTCGGGCGCTGCAGGGGTGGCAGCCGTGGGTAAGGGCAACTCCCACTGCCCCAGCCAGTCAAATTGATGGCACGGGCGAATGAGCACACTGAGTCCCGAGGGTAAGGTGACGAGCGTGCGCCCGTGGTCTCGAAACGCCTGCACAGAGGAGGGCATAGCGATGCTCCTGCTTCCTGGGCCCTGGGCGGAGACGGGCACGTCTGTCACGCCAGATAGCGGCCAAGACGATTATAGCCCCAGGCGTACATGGGCGCGTTGAGCCCATCGTCAAAGGCCGTTGCGCCCATGGTAAATGTCTCAATCTGATCTTCCTGCCCGCGTGCCACGCTCGTCATACGTAAGGCAGGAAAGATGAGACTAAATCCATATCTATTATAACTATTGGTATCCACCGGCTGAGTCGAGGTACAATCAATTTCCAGCGCGACATTCCACTGTTGCAAATAGGAATAGATGGAGGAGACTTCCTGCGTGTGGTCAATGTCGAAGGTGAATTCCGTGGTAATTTCACGCCTGGCGGCATGGAGATGGCGCCGATAGACGCCACTGCCCGCCCGGTAGCCGGACTCGGCGGCGAAATTATTATTGATCGTGCACGAAAAGCTGCGCAGAAAGGCGGACAGCTCAATGGCCGGCGAGACGCCCTGATACGGCGGAGCAACGATGCCACCGCTGAGACTTTGGGCATTCTGCACAGGCCCACTCGGGACGACCAGCCTGCCGCCCGTGAGGGGCGAGATCCAGACACGCGTATCCCCCCAGCGCATCCAGGGTTCTCGGTGGACGACCAGACCCGCAGGCACATCGTGCGAGCCGCGATAGCCCGAGCCCATGAGCGTTGCCGCCAATTGCCAGTAGGGGCCATTGTTGGAGAGCGTCAGGCTTGAGCATTTCACGCCGTAATAGCGCGCCCGGTACTGCCCCTGGTCATGGACGACCTGAACACCGATGGAGGGCAATGCCGTGGCTTGCCCCATCGTGAGGGCGTGCCTGTATGAGACCAGAGCCCCTTCCCTGGTGGAGAGTGGTTTGCCCCCCATGGCCAGGCCCAACAGCCCGACGATGGTATTGGGCTTCACGCGAGGCTCGGTATACGTCATGGTGTTGGAATAGCGCACCAACTCCTGATGCGTGGGAAACTCCCTGCCCGTAATGACATCCGTATTGCCCTGAATGACATCATCCCAGGTGACATGGCCGCTGGCATCATCAAAATCCGTCATGAGGCACGTACTGCTGGGGTCCCACGGCGTCACGCCCGCGCCATAGACGGCTTCTTTGGTAAAGAGGGTCATACTGATACTGTCAACAACGTGGCGTTCGAGCGTCATGTTACACCTCCGCTGGCGGAGGGGGGACATACGTCTCAGGCTGCGCGACACTCCCAGAGGGCGGCGTCTCACCCGGCACGCTCGTCATGGTGGCACCGAGCATGGCCGTGCCTGTCAGCGTAAAGGGCAGCCCTGCCGGCGGGACTTTCAGCAGATCCTGCTGCACTTGCACCGGCAAAGCGCCTGCCGTGCTGTACGACGAGGGCTGGAGAATGGTGTTGAGTTCTTCTGGAGAGACATACGTGGTGTCCATAATGACGTTATCCACGACAATGACTGTCGTCTCACGAAACCCCAGGCCACGCGCAATGAGCGTCAAATCCAGATCCGCAAGATCGGCAGTGTTGGGCTCAATCTCGAGGAGCGTCAACCCTGGTGGCGCGGGTAAAGGCGTGTCAGGAATCACCGGGTCTAAGTCAACTGGCGTGGGATAGACGGTCGAATCGAGCGGATCATCGACCATGTAGACATTGAGGATCTGCTGGTCAGTTGAAATAGTCCAGGAATAAAACGTCCCTTCACCGACCACCACGGACATTTGTTGGAGCATTTCGACGATTTCGTCTCGTCTCAAGGTGTACAAGTGCAAAATGAACCTCCTATAGTGCGCGACGCAACCGCGCCAGAAGGATACCCCTGTACCGTAACCACGTAGGACGAAGCACGGGCCGTGCCGGAATCGTGACTGAGCGTTTCAGGACAAACAGCGGAATGACCCGTGAGCCTACCCGCTGAAAGATGATGCCTTTCCTGATAAACGTATGCGTAAACTCTCTCGGTCGTCTGCCTCTGGCTGCGGGCAGCGGAATGGCCAGAAACTGCGCGGTCCTGGGCCGAATCGTGGCGCCAAATTCGTGCACGCGGGCAATGCGCGCCTGCTGGAGAAAGCCCAGCCGTGCTGTCACCGTATTGGCACCACTCCGCCGCACCTGCGCCCCAAACGCCGCCCGCAGTGTGCCGGTGCGCACCGCCAGCCGGGTCGGCGTGGTCGTCTGGCCAAAGCCGGTTCTCTGGCCATAGGCGACCGCATCGGTCATGGTGACTTTCACCAGCCGCTCCAGCGCGGTGGGCAAGGCCCGGACGCGACGCGCAAAGCCTCCCGGATTGCGGACCGCAATGGTGATCATAGATAGGCTCCCTCTGACTCGACGCCTGGCTGCGCGGTCGGGTCCTCCATCCGGGTGCGGTAGCGGACCTGATACGTGAGATCACACGTCTGATGATCGTACTGCACATCCACCGCGCTATAGAGGGTCGCCCCTTCGGTCGTGTCATCTGCCAGGCCGCCCCACAGCGGGTCCACCTGCATGGCGTACTGCACCGCCGTGCGCGTTTGTTCGAGCAGCTCGTGCTGGGCGGTGCCGGCTTTGACCCAGAGCCGGACCGAGAAGGACAGCACGTTGCGGTGCGTCCGGAAGGGGCCAGCCTCAGGCGTATCGGACACCGGCAGCAGGCAGGCGACCGGAAACACCGTCATGGAGAGTGGGTCATGGTCACCCCGATACACCGCCGCCAGGGTCACCAGATAGCCGCTCTCCACACTGACGCCCTGCACGCAGGCATGCATGCGCTGCCAGATCTGCTCGGCGATGCTGGGCACCTGTGGCGGTGGCATGGCGACTCCTAGCCTTGAGCCCGGTCAAGAGCACACAGCGACAGACGATATGCCTCGCGTTCCGTGTCCACGTCCACCCGGTAGCCTTCAAAAAGCATCGTATTGAACACCCCTTGATACCAGTGGATCTGTGCCAGGAGCTCGCGCACCTGCGCGGCATCCATGATGAGGTCGCGGACAAAGCGCCGCGCAATACGACGGCGATCGCGACACAGCGATATCACATCAAAATTCCGCGCGCCATCCGTGTCAGTCCACCTTTCTTGCAACACCCAGATCATGCCCTCCGGCGCCAGCACAGGGGCCTGAAGCAAGCGTGCGCGCTCGGCAGGTCGCAGCGTCTGCCGACAGATGGGACACGTCCACGTCCGTAAGGACACCAGGGGATGGCCGCACCAGTGCGCGATACGCCGCTGATGGTTCGATGCCATGGACGCGCGGCCTTGGGATATCGTGTCGTTCAACGACTCGTGCTCGGCAATGCTCGGGACCTGTGGTGGGGACATGTGATGTCCTATAGCAAATCAATGCGGGCCTTCGTGGCCAGCGCCGCACTCGCCGAGCCGTCCTGCATGGCCTGATTCGGGTCATGCTTCGCCAGGCATCCCGTTGGGTCTAACAGTAATGCCATTTGCCCATAGCGCGTGGATTGCAGTCCCCAGCCTAACTCTCCCTGCTCGATTTCCGTTTCGTAGTCCAGGCGTCGGTCGCTCTTGTGGCGCGGGTCGGTCATGGCGACCGCATGCGCCGCCAGCCAGGTGCCGATGAGGTCCTGCTGCGGCTGGGGCAGGGCCAGGACCTCGGCACACAGGGCCAGCATGGCCTCGGCGGTGGCGATATGCGCTGTCAGGTCGGTGAGTTCGGTCGGGATAATAGCGCGCACCGCCTCTTCAGTAATGGCCACTAGCGCCTCCTCGCGCCCTCAGTCGGCGTCGGGTCCTCAGCGGCCTGAGGCGCGCTGGCTTCTTCCATGAGGTCGCCAAACGCCGTCAGCTCGGTCTCGGTGGGCGTGATGACCTCCCCTGCAGGGACACGCACCACCTGACTTTTCCCCGCGTTATCCACCACGCGCCGCGACAGGGGCCGCAGCAAGCGATACGTTTTCTCAGCCACAGGACACCTCCTATGACAATATAGTTTATATTGTCATATACCACTAATGTGCACTACACCGATCTGACTGTTCGCATCGGCTTTGAGTCTCGGCACGATCGAGCCGAGTATTCGCACATGCACCGCCAGGCCGCCCATGAGGTCCCACGGCACGTTGGCCGGGTCCATTTTAATGGCCAGGTCCACCGTCCGCCGTTGCAGCTCGGCCAGCACGCCTTGCCCCGCCGGCATGGCAAAGACCGGCTTGATCGATTGAATCTGTGGGAACGACTCCATGATGCGCCGCAGCATGTTGAAGATCGTGTCCGTCCCCTGGGTGGCCAGCAGCTCGCCGTATTGCAGGACATTGAGATAGAGACCATACGGTCCGGGGCGATTGATGGAGAGCATGAGCTGGACCATCTCCAGCACATCGGGATAGATATTGGTCGGCGTCCCCCAATCCGCGCCAGTGGCCAGCAGGCGGTTGGGATGGGTGGTATAGCCGTAGATGGTGTTGCCATCCAGGGTAAATTCTGGCGCGCCAACCACCAGCCACGTTTCAAATTCCTCGGCGACCGCCCGCTGCGCTTCCTCCGCATAGGCGAGGTCTAACCCCCCGCCCAGAGACTGTATGGCTTCGAGTTCCGTGAGGTCAAACTCATAATCTTCGTAGGCAAAGGGCAGCGGCACCAGGTGCGGCGTCAGGCTCATGCGCTGGTTGTTGGACGCCGCAGACGCGCGCATATCACGGCTCGCGCGGTCCATGCGACCGACGGCCGTATACTGCGACGCGGCAATGCCGACGTGCGGCACGGTCTGCGTCAGACCACGGCTCGTTAAATCCATGACCGCGCCCATATACTGGTCCGCCACCCGGAGCCAGCTATTGTCGATGGCCAGCCAGTGCTCACGGAGCAGCGTGGCGTTGGTATAGAGCGACGCCTCCTCTGTCCGCCGGGCATGGTTGGCGCGCAGATGGGCGATGCCCCCAGCGGACAGCAAGGAACGTGGAGCGCCCCTGAGCACCTGCGTTTCAAGACCCACTGGCATAATCGTGCCTCCCTATTGCGCCACGATGCGCACGCGAATGCGGCCAGGCGTGGGGTCATTACTCGCCAGCTCCCCTTCCAGGGCTTCAGCGATCACGACACCCGTCCCCACCGTTTTGAGTAACCCATTGCCTGCGGATTCGAGTGCAGCGCCCAGGGCAATGGCTGTCCCCACGGCACAGCGCGCCTGCACCGCTTCGCCTGGCACGGCCGTCCGGTAGGAGACCGTATCTCCAATGGCCCAGGCGTCATCAATGCCCTTGCCGAGCGCCCAGTTGCCATCGGCAAACAGCGCCGCCGCCCGCCCGGCCGCAGTGGCATGGGGTTTGACTTTCCCCTGGTCGGCACCCGCGGCGCTGATCACCTCCAGGAGATCGCCTGGGGTAATGGCCGCCTGGGCGGTGGCATGCCGGGCGTCGGTCGAGTTGCTGAGAAAGATCTGTTGATTGGGCATGGCTAATCCTTTTTCGCAAGAATAGACAGGGGTGCCCACTGCGCCGTCTCATCGGCAGGGGCAAGCGGTTGCGCCAACCCCTGCCCCAGATAGGAGGGCGTCTGCGCCCCGAGCCCCATCATGGCGTGAAACTGGCGCAGTTCCGTGGACGATTTGCGCTCTAACTCCTGGCGCTGCATCGGGCATTTCGCCGCTACCAGCGCCGTAATGAGCGCACGTTTCTGGGCACTCAACACGGCGACGCCTTCCGCCACGTACTCGCGGATGGCCGGGTTGCGGATACGCGCCAGCGCCGCATCCAGCGTCTGTTCTTCCTCGGTGTCGTCGTCCGCGGGCGTCTCCTCCGTGGGGGCGTCCTCGGCGGATTCCTCCTCGGACTGGGGCTCCGGCTCGGCGGCAAGGGCGACCACCATGGCTTCCGGCAGCGCCGCTAACGCCTGCCGATTCGCCTCGGTGTCGGCGCACTGGCAGCGGCCAATGAGCGTGGTAATGCGTGGGTCAGTGAGTAACATATTATATCCTTCAGTATTAATTCTTGGAGCACCACAGCCTTTTTCCCAGCTACACGCGCCGATCGCCTCTGGCAGCAGCGCCAGATGGTCTGGACGTATGTGCTGATAGATCCCCTGATACGGTTCGCCATCATGCGCGCCGTTATCCGTCTGCACCGTCGCAAAAAACCCCGTGGACACTTCCAATTCTTCGCCCGCTCGCAGCCGCTCGACGCACGCCCAGGCTGCACCGCCTAAGGCTTCAGCCATGGCCAGGTTGATCCACAATTCCCCCCGTAAGCGCCCCGCACTCACCGTGCACTGCCACAGCCTGCCGATCACCTGTTCCGCCACCTGGGGCGAATGATTGGCGCTAATGTCTCGCCCCTGGCCGTCCTGGGGATGCCCCACCATCAGCGGCACCCCGCTCCAGGACATGACCGAGTCTTCGAGCACATGGGCTTCCACCAGCATGCCATTGACCACGCCAGCGACCAGCGCCACCACGGGCACCACCAGATGGGGCTGACCCTGATAGGTGGAGGTGCGCACCGTGCCATTAGGGGACACACGACAGCGAACGAGTTGGGGCATGGGGACCTCCTAGGACACTGCCGGCGTCCACCGGCATCTGCAGCGTGGGTGCACGGGTATTATCCCGCGCGCCGCTTGAGTGGTATAGACGCGCCCTTCGAGCCGCCGGCAGAGGGAACACACCAGCGCATCCCCCCGGGTGGTAAACTTGACGGCTTCGCGCTCCGCCGTGACGCGCTCGATGCCGCGCGCTTCGAGTTCGTCCAGCGTGCCGGTGGCGTGGGCTTCGACAATCGTGGTCTCGCTCAGCAGCTCGCTCCGCCGGATGAGCGGCGCAAACGCCTCACGCACGGCCTGGGCGCGCTGCGCCGCTCCCTGCGTCCTGGTACGTGTCAGGGCTTCCTGCACCGCCAGGCTGGCCTGCTCGGCCATGCCCCGCAGGCGCGCTTCGACCACGGCGAGCAGCGGCCTGAGTGCCGTGCTCGTCGGCTGGTAGCTGGGGATGACCACCGGTGCGTGAGCAGAGACCGGACGCGGCCTGACCTGCCGCCGTGCCAGGCGGTAGGCGTGTCTCACAAAGCGCTCCCACCAGCGCTCGACAGGCAGCAGGGCCGCCACGAGCAGCGCTCTGGCCCACGAGACCACGCGCTCGTCCTCGTCGTCGTCTTGCAGGCCATAGAGCGGCCTGCTGGCACGCCCCAGCAGCCTCGCCGCAATCTGTGCCAGGACCCGCCGCAGCCGCCCGGAGAGGGCCTGGCGAAACCGTATCCTGAGCGCCAGCGTGCGCGTGGGATCACGCGATGTCACGGCGGGCATCAGGTGTCCTCCCCCTCGTCCTCGCGGTCCAACTCTTCGTCAAGAACACCCGCATCGGGGAGCGCGTGCAGCCCCAGGGCATGCTCACGGAACTCGCCCACCGGCATGACGAGTTCGCCCTGGCCTTCGACGTAGGTGCCGACGGCGCGGGCCATGCGCTCGGCAATCTCGGCTTGCCTGAGCGGATCGAGCACCCGCCCCTGCGGCCAGACGACCTCGTAGACGCCGCCCGCCGGCTCGGGGAGCACGCCCCAGGCAATCAGGCGGTCGATGGTGGCGCGGATCAGCATCGGCTCGATGAGACTTTTCTGCCGTGCCTGGATGGTCGATTCCCACGCGACTTGATCCTGCGTACTGGCGAGTTCACCGCGCTCGGAGCCCATGAGGATGCGCTGCGGCACCCCGGCCGCTGCGGCAATGATGGTGGCCTGGGCCTCAATGGCGTCTTTGGGGGAGGCGAGGGACGACGGCAGGCGCGTCACGTCGATGCCGGAAACGCGCAGCCACTGCCTGAGGCCGTGGGTCCACTCGTCAATTTGGCGCCGCAATTCCTCC